ATATTGTCGAACGATGTGTCCCAAAACAGGGAAAGTCGGTATTTGTCGATATCCGGATGGTGAGCGGACGAAAGTTTTCGCTTCTCCTGCACAATGTCGTAGTGAACTTGCAGGGTCATAAGCATGCCTTCCTCCAATGCGAGCGCATGTTCGATTCGCAACGACAGCGGAATATTCATCGACCTGCGGCCGCGAATAATGGCGCTTATGGTTTGGGGATGCTCACCGATAGATTCAGCGAACCGGCCGCTTTTCAGGTTTCGATTATTCAGCTCTCGTTGTAAGAAGAGTCCCGGATGTACTCCTTTCAGTATGTCGATTAAATTGCTCATACAATGCAAAAGTAAACACATTTGTTTATTTTAACAAATTTTATGCCGAAATATTTTTACGCTTATGCCTGAAACTTACGGAAACAAACAGGTCGTCCAAGGCGAGGACATCATCCTCTTGGTGGACGATAAGACGACGCTCCACGCCACGACGCACACGCTGAAGGTGGACTTGGAGATGAAGGAGCTGCGCACGAAGGATACCGACGGTAAGGAGAAGTGGCCGGGCGATGTCTCGTGGTCGGTGGATGGCGACGGATTGGTGGTCGTCGACGATTCGATCGAGAACAGCCATACCGCCGAGGAGGTCCTCGACCTGGTACTTCGGAAGAAACTCGTCGAGGTGGTCGTCAAGTCGCCGCTCACGGGACTTGCGAAGATGTACACGGGCAAAGCCTACATCACGACCTTTTCGCTCTCGACGCCTGCGGGCGACAACGCCTCTTACAGTTATTCGCTTACCGGCAGCGGCAACCTGACGCCGGCAGACAAACCTGAATCCTGACCGCTATGAAAGAGATCATCATTCAAGGTACGCCGCATCCGATCCATTTCGGATTGCGCGCTATCGACGAGTTCGTCAGGCAGCGCGGTGCGGAGTTCGGGCAGACGGTCGCTTCGACCAATGCCCTCGGATCGTTGGACAGCATCGTCGCGCTGACCTCTACGGGACTCAACGAGGGCGCACGGCGTGCCGGCAGCGACCGCCGTTACACCGAAGACGAGGTGTGGGACATCTTCGACGAGGAGCCGTCGCTCATCCTCGCCGTCTCGGAACTCTTCGTCGAGAGCATCGCGCCGCTGACGGATAAGTTGGGCGACCTCTCAAAAAACGGGAAACGCCCGACGACGGGGAGCCGCAAGCGGTAACCTACGAGCGATGGTTCGCCATTGCCGTCGGGCAGATGGGTTTGGTGCCCGAAGCCTTCGAACGAATGACGCCCGCCGAGTTCATCTATGCGTGGCTCGGCTGGGCGAAACGCGAGGGCGATAGACAGCGGCAGGCGTGGGAGCGCGAGCGGTGGGCAGTGTGGGTTGCGACCTGTATCCAACTCGACCGCAAAGACCGCCGCCCGATGACCGAGATGTTCCCGCTGCCGTGGGAGAAGTCGGCGGCTCCCATCGAACAAAAACCTACCATGCAGGAACGCATGGAACGAATCGAAGAAATGAAACGATGTATCCGAAAATAACCCTGATTATCCTGACGATCGCCGCCAGCGGCTGCTCTCCGCTCCGAAGCACGCGATCCGAGCGGCACGAGACGCTCACTATCGCCGACTCGACCCTTACGATGCTGTTCCGGCAGGAGTTCGAGCGGCAGATCGAAACGCTCCGCCGAACCGTCGTGGAGTTTTATCCGCCGGCGGAATATCCGGAACCGAGCGACGATCGATTCCCGAATCCGACCGACACGCTCCGTGCCGTTCTTCCGCCTCCGAAGATTCCGGCGGCGAGTGTTTCCCGGCAGCCGGTCAAGCGCATCTCTTATACCGAGGTGTCGATGCAGAACGACCGCACGATCCTTACCGACAGCATTTCGCATAGCCGCATCAACACGGCAGCCCGCAACGACGTGCAGGAGCAGACCGACGAGCAGCCATCCTCCAGTGTCGCATGGCTCAAGTGGGCGACGGCGCTCGTCGCACTGACGCTTCTGCTGCTCTTATTCCTCAAACTCCGATAACCGAACCCTTATGGCCAGATTGAAAACTCCGATTTCATACTATGGCGGCAAACAGATGCTTTTGAAGCATATCCTGCCGCTGATTCCCGAACATACGCTCTATACGGAAGCCTTCTGCGGCGGCTGCGCCGTGCTGTTCGCCAAGCCGCCCGCGCAGTGCGAGGTCATCAACGACACGAACACCGAATTGGTGAACTTCTACCGCGTGGCGCAGACGCAGTATGCGGCACTCAAGGCGATGATCGACGCGACGCTCCACAGCCGCGAGATACACGCGCACGCACGGCATATCAACGAGCATCCGTCGTTCTTCACGCCCGTCGAGCGGGCTTGGGCGGTGTGGGTCTGCACGAAGTTGGGCTTCGCCTCGATGATCGACGGGACGTTCGGCTACGACCGCAGTGGTACGACAACGCTGAAACTCCGCAATGCGAAGGAGGCATTCACGGAAGAGTTGTGCAGCCGCCTCGGCCGCGTTACGGTCGAATGCGAGGATGGCATCGATGTCATCCGCCGCTACGACTGTCCCGAAGCGTTCCACTTCGTCGATCCTCCTTATGTCGGCAGCGACTGCGGACACTACAACGGTACGTTCGACGAGGAGGATTTTTCGCGGCTGCTCGACACGCTCGCGACGGTCGAAGGGAAGTTCATGCTCACGATGTTTCCGCACGAGAAGATAGAACGCCTCGCCGCCCGGTACGGCTGGACGATCCATCGGCTCGACCGCACCATCACCGCCTCGAAAGTCTCCCGCCGCCGGCAGGAGGAGTGGATCACGACGAACTACTGATATCGCCCATATGGAACCGAATACTATCCATACCTGCGACGCTCTGACCGGTCTTCGGCTGCTTCCCGACGAGCAGGTGGACTGCATCGTCACTTCGCCTCCGTACTGGCAGATGCGCGACTACGGCATCGGCTCGATCGTATGGCCGGACGGTTGGTCGGGACAGTTGGGGTTGGAACCTACGCGCGAGGAGTTCATCGCGCATCTGTGCATGATCTTCGACGAGTGCCGCCGCGTACTGAAACCCTCCGGCACGCTGTGGGTGAACTTGGGCGATTCGTATAGCAAACCATACAAATACAACCGCCGACAAGATCCCAAGTGGAGCGAGAATTCGAAGAACAGCGATTGCCTTATAGACATCAAGGTCGATACGGTGCGTCACCGTATTCCATCCAAGTCGCTCTGCAATATCCCGAACAAGTTCGCTGACGAGATGATTCTGCACAGGTGGGTGCTGCGCAACGAGATCATTTGGCATAAACCCGCCTGTATTCCCGCTTCCGTCCGCGACCGCTTCACGGTGGACTTCGAAAAAATCTTCTTCTTCACCAAGTCGCAGCGATACTACTTCGAGCAGCAGTTCGAGCCGTATGCCGAATCGACTTTCGGAAGGTATCGCCGTGCTCGGACGCTCAATGGCAAGAGTGCCGACTATCGAAAACTGAATGGTATCGGGATGCAGCGGACGGTCGATCCTCGCGGCCGCAATATGCGGTGCGTATGGCGTGTCCCTTATGAGCCGAGCCACGAGGCGCACTATGCCATGTATCCTTCGCGATTGGTCGAGACGCCGATCGAAGCCGGATGTCCCGAAGGGGGACTCGTTCTCGATCCCTTTATGGGCAGCGGAACGACGGCAGTCGTCGCCCGACGATTAGGACGCCATTACATCGGCTTCGAACCCAATCCGGAGTATGTCGCAATTTGCGAGAAGAGACTCGAACAGCAAACCCTCTCCCTTTGATATGTCTTCGCATACTTACGACAATCCCGCCTATATCGCTTCGTGCTCGTTCGGCAAGGATTCGATCGCTACGATCCTCCTTGCCCTCGAGCACGGCGAGCCGCTCGATGCCGCCGTCTTCTCGGAGGTGATGTTCGACCACTGGCGCAATATCAGCGGCGAGATACCCGAACACATCGAGTGGATCTACTCGACGGCTATTCCGCGTCTTGCAGCCTTGGGCGTACGGGTCGATGTCGTCCGTTCGGAGAAAGACTATCTTACGTTATTCCATACGGTCATAGGGAGCGGTACGCATAAGGGTATGCTGCGCGGCTGGCTCATCGGCGGCAAGTGCTGCGCCAACCGCGACCTCAAAATCCGGCCCATACATCATT